CTTTGACGGACGACTTAACGCTTCTTGCCGCCTTTGCTGCTCGAAGCCGGTTCGCCTTTACCGGCCGAGTGGGCCAATGTGGGTTCTGCTCCACGGGCGATGGATGATACTGCACCGCTCGAACTTTGGCTTCCGCTGGAACCGACCGGGCTCTTCGTTTTAGGTTTCTGTTTACTTACACCTTTGCGTCCCATAGGACCTCCTGGATGACGAACTTATCTAAATTGGCGGGGTCAGGCCCATTTTGTGCGTGAGCTGCCCCTACCGCTCCAAAAAAGGAGGGTCTTATGGCTAACGCCTGGCGCCGCCCATGGCGGGTCGTTCTTCGCGTGGCTTGGCAACGTTGACCTTGAGCGCATGCGCATCCACGTCTGCAGAGTCCCGCTGCCTCCAGGGTAGGAGCTTAATCTTTACCAAATTATCACACACTTATATATGAATTTATTTCCATCACCAAAAATCCCTAATGTTGTCCCACAGGTACCAAACTGCTGTCTTAGTTCATTTAGATGAAATTTCCGCTGGCAGCCAAAGAAACGACTGATAACCAACGTGCACCGAAGGGTACTGGCTGCAAACCAGTAAATAAATCGGACCCGACTACGAACGCATACAGATCGTCAATCTGCTTCGTCTTGCGACGTTTTTAGCGTAGAATGAGGTTTTAGACAAAGTCGGAACTCAATTGAGTAACGATAATGTCTGCGGTAGTTGCCCCTGTAAGGGCCCCTGTACCTATTGTAACACTGGCAACAAGGACGGGATTAATTATACGAACTAGGAAGTTACAAAACCCTCCACCGGTTGTTAAAGCGGCAGAGGTCACGAACTGTTGTTGATTCGTACCTTCATAGAACGTCTCCAATGTACAGTTAGTTGGTGTTAGCACCATACCAGTGATAGCAGTAGTTAACCGCCACCACAGCTGAACTTGATAAAGACCAATGGTCTGTACAGGAAAAGCTATACTGTTATTGGATGGGAACGTCATCCCGATACTATCGAAATTTTCTCCTCTTGATGTACCTAGACGAGCTGCCGTAGTGGCAGCCGCCCCAGAGTAATGTGCGCACTGTTGGTAAACATCCAGGGCGTTACTTGAGAGTGGCTTCTTTAACTCCAACTCATAAGTAACCCACAGTTCACCAACAGTCACATTTGCAGCCTGTGATCCAGCAGTCGCAATAGTAAAAGTTCCTAAATCGTAAGTCTTAACATCTTCACCACTAGGGACCGCCGCGCCTCTCACATATTGAATATTGAAAGGATTCTCGCGGGGGTCACATTCTACTGGGTGACAAAAAGATTCAGATGCTTTTGCGTCTGTAGAGAAGTATTCGTTGAGCAAGGTTTGTTTATCAGTAAAGGCAGCGGATCCAGCCTTATACTGTGTAGCCATCATGACAGTGGGCAATGAAGTGGTTGTTGAACCCACTGAATTCCCACTGGTTGTGACAAAATGGTATACTAAACCTTTAAATGAATACTCCTGATATTGACGCGCAATACCACATAACCATGGAAAAGAGTTGTCCAATCCCGGGTTAATACTAAATCTTTGTTGATTAAAGGTGTTGACGGATGAGGATGTAACTATATCAGTTATATACTCACGATGACGAAGAATTGTGGACTCGCCTCCTTGGTGCATAGTGGGAACTTCACCACTCCTCTTCACTATCGAGTTCTGTGAGAGTGTGTAGTCTCCGGCACCAAGCCATCTTGAGATTGCTGCGCCCAGCCCAGATCCGGCAGAGGAACCCGCGGCTATGCCAGACGGACCGAAAAACGATCCGGCAGCACCGCCTGCAAGTCCTCCACCAACCCGGAGAGCTCTTGCCAACAACCCCAATTCTTTCACTTCTTTCTTGGTCACTGTTTTTGGTATCCCAGCGACCTTTGCGACTGCCCTTTTGGGCATCACTACTTTTCTTTTTCTTCTCTGCATCTTCTAAATAAATAACTGAGCTCGTTTTGTATTGGATCCCGCAAACGACAAACGGGACTGTTCATCTAGTAGTAACTTCTGACGAAGGAGCGCCGTGCAGTCTCTCGGCATTTTGTTTAGCACGTAAATATTTACGACTTTCGTCAACGTTTTGGGCAATAACACTACTAGACCCAATTGTATCAATCAACTAGTTTTTAGTCATTTCAGACTTAGTTTAACGTCATCACGGACGACCAAGATCACCAGTCGAATTTGTCACCACAATAATCAGGAACCAAATATTCCTTATACCTCAAATCAATAGTGGTAAACGGGTCTCGAATCGTCAAATTCCTATAATAGTCTTCAATAGACTCCTGTTCAAATGGAGTGTAACCAAAGGCTAAGTAGAAACTATAACGCGAGTCATCAGTAATAGGTTTGTATGAACATGATAAACCTTTACCCCAATATGACATCGAATGATCATATAAAGCAGTATTGTACGTCTTCTTTAAACTCCGCTTTGAAGTGATTTGGTCTCTCACCTCTTGAGCACTCCTGGCCATAAACTTGTAGACCTCCTGAAATATGGGTACACCACCATGTGTGGCTATTCCAGAACAAGATATAGCATGTAAGAATTTGGCCCTTTGGCTAGGGGCAGCTAATAGATCTATGGAAGTGGCATCTTTTATAATGGCCGTTCGTGGAACACGGACCATCCGCAAAACCCCGTCAATATAGACCGGGTTTGTTTGACAAAAATTTATGCCCTCAATATGTTCATTGAGTTCCTCCAACTTAAGCACCATATTATATCTTTTAAAGTATTCTTTAGCTACGCGAATGAATATACTAATATCTAGCCTATCACCGATTACGGTAAAATCATCACCGCAATTAACAACTTCAACGTCCAAAGAATGTTCAACCTTTAATTGGAACAAAATATAACAGACGATAAACACACCCATTTGAGCTGTGTTCATCTGCCCTGAACCAAGTCCTGATGACGCAAACTTAATTGAACCATCATTGGACTTGCCATTCACCCTTACATTCAACTGCATGTTACAGAGAGTTAAAAACTCATCACGCTCATCAGACTCGAAGAATTTGGACGCAAACGTGTGATAAAATCTTTGCATTTCATCGCTTATGGAACTATCTAATCTAGATACGTCGCCATCCACGGAACAGACATCTTCAAATCTATTCCACTTCCTCTCTATCTCCTCACCAAGAGTGAGATAGTTTAAGCCCTTCATAACAGTGCGTGATCCGAAAACATGGTCAATGCAGCGGAAAAAGTCGTGCTCGATTGCTTTTATAAACCTGCCAAAACACATCCCATAACGTGGATCTGGAAATGTTATTACCCTAGGTACGGCATCCGGTTTATCCGATATAATATCTTTCTCTTTCTTCAGAAAGCACTTACAGTTAGCATCAGAAACTGTTAGTTCGTCTTGCAAGAGGGATTTATGGGCATTCTCATAAACGCGTCTCCGACGGCCATGATAGTGCTGCAGAAATTCATCTACAGTCATCATGGCGATCGACGAAACGGATTCATCAAATCTTCTCTCAAATTCAGTGCCAAGACGGCATATACCGGGCTCGTGGGGTGACTCATCTATATAAAACCATTCATCACCAACTTTACGTTGGAATACCCGCGCTTGGACGGCTATCGACAAGTTATGAATGGAGTTACGGAAAAACGAAACCTTTGCATCTGCTCCTACCCCACTAAAAGTAGTACAAAAGCTCCGTTCAAGGGTGCTCCCATATTTACGCACATGTACCCTTGTTAGAGGCAACACCAAAGGTGTGTCCCTACCATGCACGTAAACTGGGCCCCCTCATTGGGAACTATCACCCGAAGGAGAGACGTAGCCTCTCCCCCAAATGTAGTCCCAAAAGGATCCGACAAAAATGGGCCTGTCGTAATCCTCACGACGTGCTCGAACAGCTAAGGAATTCCTCAACATACGACACTCAAAATCCATGTTAGTTGGAATGAAAAACAATTCAACTATAATATCAGCATGGGAATAAATATCGCTCGAACGGATGGATGGATTTATGGATTTGCATATTGTTATAATTTTCTTCTTCAATATCTTGCGATCTACCACAGTGTTCTTCCACTCATCAATATGACACGTCTGGCGAAGGGTCCGAAGTACTCTTAGTCTAAAGTTCGTGCAGGTCGCACGAGAACCGTCTAAAGGCACATCGATCTTCTCATCTGACATATCTTCTTCTGTCAGGTAATCTGCTAAATTAAACCGATCATGTTTTCCCCTCATCAACAAGAATTTATCAAACTTGAATTTAAGGAGCATGAAGATTAAATACGTGAACAATAGGGCGCATAAGTTTCCCATCGTCCAAAACTTGGTCGGTACAATGTTGAAATAAATGTAATCAAAATTCATCCTTCACAACAGGGAATCTTATCTTAAACTGTAAACTTTCAACTGCCCGGATACCCG